CTATATTGATCCATGTCGCCCATAAACCATTGAACGCCAGTACATCTCCATTTTTAAGAGAATCCATAAACTTCTTATACAGTCCCTGGATTGACGCGAGACTGATTTGATTCGCCGTTAAACCAATGAAGGGCAAGGATAGAGTATGTTGAACCATCGTCTCTTCTTTCTTTAACAAAAAGGGTTCTACCACAAAAAAAGGTTTGATGATTTTATCAAAAAATACAGAGGCATGAGTGATCATACCTTCAAAGTATTCGCTCACTCTATCCGATTGACTAGAAAAGGCAATGATCAGGACGATAGAAAGCAGAACGACTTTCATCTCCTGTAATTTTCCTCCTCCTTTACTTTTTAGCGTTCTACTTTTACTTTTTTTACTTGTTTTATTTACTGAATTTAAATGATACACTTTTCCATGTACATTCGCATGTACATTTCCTTGTAATAGACGATTTTTCAACGCGTTTATTCGATCCTGTATTTTTCCACTTTTTATTTCTTGTTCAAGAATGGTCATGAGTTCCATGACATGTTTTGGGACAGACATACTATATATAGAACGAATATAAAAAAAGAATCACACTACAAGTAGATGACTCATGTATTGGAGAATTTGCTCAAACCTTCGCACCCTATTCGAGTGGAATTGAATCACATTTATTTTTATTCGGAAGTAGATCGTGATTCGGTTCGCGAACTTATTGAAGGTTTGCGTGAAGCGGAAGAATATTGCATTCGAACCAAGAGAAAGATGAACCTGAAGAAAGTCCCGATCTATCTACACATCAATTCCTATGGCGGATGTATTTTCTCTGCACTGAATGCGATCGATTACATCGAAGCGTGTCAAGTGCCGGTCTATACCATTATTGAAGGTTCTACCGCTTCTGCAGGAACCCTCATCAGTGTATGTGGCAAAAAGCGGTTTATTCGTCCCAATGCACACATGTTGATCCATCAACTGTCCTCGGAATGCTGGGGAAAAATGAGCGAGATTGAAGATGAAGTGTCTAACCTGAAAGCGCTGATGGTCAAACTCAAATCGGTTTACAAGGAACATACGGGTATTCCAAAGAATGAACTGAAACGTTTGTTAAAGCATGATCTATGGTTGAATGCAGAACAATCGTTGGAATACGGGTTGGTCGATGAACTCTGGACCCAATAATCATCTAGGAAAATTGAAGATAAAGAATAGTTTCATATCTATCTGAAAATGGAAGAAATGAAACCTTGTGTGCTTGATACGCGTCAGACGTTTGGTAAGGAGAAAGGTAAGTTCCTCTATCGGTGCTTTCCAGACGACAATAGTTCGCCCACTCTTGTTCCTTATGAGATCCCCCCACAATTCCATAAAAAACGTTGCGCCTATTATATTTTAGTGAATTACAATCTTCCCATTGGAAAACTTATCCAAAACTTGGGCGAGGTCAATGAACCCAGTCATTATTACGAATATCTTCTCTATTGCAAACACTTACACGTGTCTCAACGGATCTTTCAAAATGTGGTTCTCTCTAAACTGAAGCATGTCACTTGGAAAGAGTTGCCCTTTCGCGAGGCGAACGTCTTTACCATCGATGGTCCAGCGAGTGTAGATCTAGACGATGGTTTCAGCGTGGACGATGAAAAAGTGAGTATCTATATTTCTTGGGTGCCTTATGTGCTAGATCATCTGGATCTATGGAAACACATGACGGATCGTATCAGCACCATTTACTTTCCAGACAAACGCCATGCACTCTTGCCCAAGTTACTCGCAACGTTATGCTCTTTGAACGAAGGCACTGTGAGACCTTGCCTTGTCTTGGATCTATTTCTAGATGGGACCGCTCAATGGAGCGTATGCAGTGTCAAGATTCATAAAAATTACACGTATCATAATGTAAGTGGTAAAGAGTATGAACTTTTGGAAGAACGATCCGGATGTAGTCAGAGTCATGAAGTGGTGCATCATTACATGACCAAGTTCAATACGATCGCGTCGAGTCAAATAAAAAAGGGGATTCATCTCAAGGTCCACAAACCAGAGACCTTACCTTCTGAATGGTTGCCGGTTTTCTTGAATCAATATTCGTATTACGATACGAGCGGCGAGTATACCCAAATGACTTCACCGATCCGTCGTCTGGTTGACATCTTGAACATGATTCAACTGACTCGAGAACTGGGACTGTATGAGACAAAGGATCAGGGGTTTCATGATAAATGGTTCAATCAGTTGGATAAAATCAATACCACCTACCGAACCATAAGAAAGGCGCAAAATACAGCAAAGTTATTGGATCTGTTTGAACAAAATCAACATCGAATCTTTGAAGGAATCGTCTGGGATAAGAAAGTCTATTTGAAAGACATTGGGATCATGATGAAGATAGAAGGAGAATACGAAGAATACAGCAAACACTTCTTTCAGATCTACGTCTTTCACGACGAAGCAAGATTGAAACGAAAGATCAGACTTCAGAAAATAGAAAAAGAATAAGGTTGATGTCACGTAAGATGCGGTAAGTATTTGAATAAAATATTTGTTGTTTTAATTTCTATAACTAGAATGTATCATGAGTTTTTTCCTTTACATTCTGACTGGGATACGGACATGGGCATAATGGAATTGTCAATAACTTGGTGGTAAGCGTCAACGAAGGGAATTAAAGATACAATGAATCGTGTGTGCAGATAAACTTCATCAGTAAAGCGGTGCCTTCGCGTAACTTTTCCCGAAAATCCAAACGTTCTATACGATCCAATTCTTTGGCGACGTTTACCATCTTGAGACAACCTTTCACAAAATCTCCTACAAATAAATCTTTTTGTTTCACTTCGCGAAGCATAGACAAACTACTGGGTTCATCCACGCAATTCATCCATTGTTGGGTAAAGTCCATCAGATCATATTGAATCACGTCTTGTCCAGAAGCGGACAACTCATGTTTCCATTCTTGTTCACAGTAATAATCCATGCGTTGTTTGATAAAGAAACATTCTTTTTGTAGTCTTTTTGGGGTCAACACTTGATATTGTTCTTTTACTTTAATATCACAAAAACAACTAAGAATCATGAAAAAATCTACTGTAGAATACTCTTTGAAAAAATCATATTGAATCAAGAGTTCCGTAAAGACCAACGGATGCACTTCATGTAGAATAGAGGCAATCTCTTTCTTTGGACCAGAAGTAAATCCATTGGTGTCCAGAATCTGTTGAAGGGTGTCCAATTGACGATCAATATATCCCTCTGCATAGGTCTTACGATCGGTTTCGGTCTGGAAATCCTTGAGACAATTCTTTCGTTTTTCATAAACCTCTAGTTGTTGAAAGAGGTTCGGTGTCTCCAACTCTTTGATTCTCTTTGTCATTTCGTGCTTGGATTTATTTTTGGTAAAAGGAAGTTTCTCTTTGCAATCGAGATATTCGCGTAATACATCCATGTCATACCATAATTGATCCAACTCTTCAGAAAGGGTTTTGATCTTTTGATTCGAGGTGTCAATCTGTTGATCGATGTCGGTCATCATCAAACTCTTCTTCACAAATTCCCGATCTCCATCCTGCAACAAAAGAGAGTATCCTATTTTGAATTTTGATTTCAATACCTTTGGAGGAGAATGTAACAATTGTTTCATGGAGACAGAATCTAAGGGTGTGTATAGATTGGTCAAAAGGATCACGTGCCCAATCGTGTCCAAGTTTCGTCTTCCTGCGCGACCTGACATTTGAATAAACTCGTGTGGATGCAACGTTCTTAAGGAATGTCCATCGTGTTTATACACACTGGTAAAACACACGGTCTTCGTCGGCATGTTTAGTCCAATGGCAAAGGTCTCGGTGGCGAATAATAGTTTGATGTATTTTTGATCATACAAGATTTCCATCATTTCACGAAAGACGGGCAACATTCCCGCATGATGCACTCCAATGCCTTTATGCAACAAATCTAAATAAAAACGATATTCCGGAAGTGCCATGTATTCTTTCCAATTGGTCAATCTAGACACCAGAAGTTGGCGACATACCGGTTCAATCTCATAATCTTTTTCGTCCTTCTCAAACAAAGGCGTCGTAATGTCTTGCGCCAATTCTTCCACTTGTCTCCGTGAAAACACAAAGCAGAGACAAGGGAACATTTCTTTTTGTCTCAATTGAATACACAACTGATTCAGGACTTGTTTACGATGCGTCGGTTCTTTGAGTAACTTGAGACATTTTCTATTCTTGTCCATCGTATCGTCCGTAATGGTGTCCAAATGATTCTGTTTAGATTCCAACAGTCGTTTTAATGCAGGATCTTTCATGTGTTCAATCACCTTAGGGTTTGCGGTAAAGAATTGATAATACATCAGTGGCACGACTCTTTTGTCCGTTGAACAAATCACTACTTTTCGTTCTTTGATTTTTTCAATCCACGATGCAAACAATTCTTTTTTTCCGATGGTTGCAGACAACATCACCATCTGTATGCGTTGAGGTAAGAGAATAATACTTTTTTCCCATACAGTTCCTCGATCTTCGTCATCCAAATAATGCACTTCGTCAAAGATGACGCATCCCACTCGATCCATGTCAAAATCCAAATGACTCGCTGTCGGATGAATCAACTTGTTCTGTAAAATCTCGGTCGTCATGATCAGCACGTCCGCCGTGGGATTATGTTTGTTGTCTCCGGTAAAGATTCCCACTTGAAGATGAGGATATTTCTTCGTGAACTCATGGTATTTTTGGTTGCTTAACGCTTTAATCGGCGCCGTATAAATCACGGTTTGACCTTTTTCGGTAAAATACTCAATCGCCTTTTCCGCAGGAAGGGTCTTTCCGGATCCGGTGTGTGCGGTAATCAATACATGATATCCTTGATGGATAGCATCTATTGCTTTTACCTGAAATTCGCTTAGAATCATTCTATCTATCTTTAGGAAGACTCTTTATATGATTATCGGAAAATACAAGGTATTGCGAGAACTTACAAAAACCACACTGTCTATCGTGTATGAATGTGAACATATTCTCAAAAAAACAAGAGCAGTGATCAAGATGGAAAAACAATCGAAGTTATTGAAACGGGAAGCGGAGATTTATCTTTACTTGAAAAACACACGGGTGCATATACCCGCGTTGAAAAGCGCGGGAATGTATGGAGACATGTCCTATTTGGTATTGTCTCAATTGAAAGAAAGTTTATTGACCTATGACGGGTCGATCCCCTACGATGCCTTTTTCAAAGAATTGAATGCATTACACGACGCGAAGATTGTTCATCGAGACATCAAACCCCAAAACTTTTTAATTGGATTTAAAGAGGATCTATATCTCATCGATTTTGGTCTGGCGTGTGTTCAGACGGATCAACCGATGCATTCTTTTGTAGGAAACAAACGATACGCGAGTTTTACCTGTTTTGAAAAAGAATATGTCTATACTTATCAAGATGATTTGATTTCATTGGTATACATGTTACTGGATTTGACATTTGGTTATTTGCCTTGGGACAAAGAAGATAAACCTCGGAAAGAGTATGGTTTGCGAGATTATTACGAGAACCATATTTTGTTAGAGGTGTATGATCTTTGTCTAAAGGATTTTAGTTATCCGGAATTATTCCAACGATTAATTCGGGGAATAGACACTCGTGATACGAATGGTAAATGAAAAATCCGAATAATTCATATCCACGAACCGTCCATATTCATCGACCAGTTGCACCCGTATTTTATTAATCTTTACAGGTCCAAAGTATTGTCTCGTCTCTGCATACACCGAAAAATCATTTTGGGTTTGTATATTAAAGACAGGTGATTTGATGGAGATTCGTGCAAGTATATCCGTCGGCAGTAAACCTTCACTTGAGGTTCCGATAAAATGATTGTTTCTATTTTTGTTAAAGTCATTGACCACTAAATACACATATTGCGGTCCCAATAGGTTGACGATAGATTCGCTCTTATAAACCAATGTATTTTGAGTTCCATACGTAGATTTACGAAACCCTAGCATCCATCCAAATTGAGTTTTGTATGAATTGGCGCCGATGGTATTGTACAATTCACGCTCCTCTGGGTTGACTACCTTTACAGACGTGGTCGCCCCTGGAATAGGCGGCGAATTGAACTTGAGATCCATTTTTACCAGTTTCCATGCAGTATTGTTCAAAATAGAGTCGGGCGAAAGAATACCTATACTGGACTTACCGGTTCCATTTGCAAACCCTGCTGTATTTTCATAACTGACATCAATCTTGATCGAGATGGGTGGATTGTATTCATATCCATCGGTTACAATAGGCGGTTCAATGTCTTGTAAAGCAGCGTTGATGAACTCTACTAAATTTAAATAATAATAGTTGCCACTGGGTATATAAATATAATAGAGCGTAGGTTCGTTTGTCTCGAGTTGTTCTTGCGTATAGGTCGCGATCCAAAAATAATTATTCAGAAGAGAATCGCTAATGGGATAATAATTCGTAGATAATTCTACGTCTGATATTTTCATTTCAATTACATGTTGTAAGGTATGAGGTAGATCGATTAAATAATTCGTAGAACTGGTCGTATGGTAGTTGTGTCGAAACCGACTGTCCACGTTCAACAATTGAGTAATTGTTTTTCGATGGAATGGATTCCCTGATTCACCCGGACTATACAGATCTGTATTTGCATTCTCTTTCAAAGATGAGGTAAAGGGGATATAGTCATTTTTATATCGAAGGACCGTCTGTGAACTATTCAACGAGACATCTATGGGTTTACCCAAAAGAGTGTTCTTCATTTCACGAAAAAACACTGCCATATTTTCTCGTTTCGCTTCAGTAAATTGCTCAATATATTGATCGGTTCGTTCAATAATGAGTTGCTTGATAGAGACCACATCGCTCGTGTCTGTAATTTTAATATCCAACAACGAAAAAAGATCATCTAAAGTATAATGACTTAAATCTGTATCAAAGTTCAATTGATCCATAGATATAAATGATTCCATTTTTTATATAAAAACGATTCTATTATTATAGAAATGAATTACACCGAAAAGATTAAGGATAAATTAAATACCTTATTGCAACACGCTTCTCCTAAAGAGAACCAACAACTCTATTTGACTTTGTGTCAGCATGAATCTACGACCAATGTGCATACCATTATAAATGCCTTTTTTTCAGAACACAATCTATATTACATTCAGACGACGGGTCTCTATATTTCGTATCAGAATCATCAATATGTGGTTTGGACAGAGAATGACATGATTCATATCATCTTAAAAAATCTAAACATCTATCCCATGAATACCCCTTTAAAACAACAGATCAAATACAAAATACAAAAAAAGATCAAGGAGCGATCTATTTATAACGTGATCCCTGATTCGATGACCTTACAAGAGATGATTTCTTTTTTGCACCCTTTGCTATTTGATAGTAAAAATGGTGCAAAATATTTTATGACGATCTTAGGAGACACCATCATGAAAAAAACATCCCTTTACTATTTTTTAGATCCATCGATGAAACCCTTGATTCAGAAAATACAGAAAATCGTATCTCTTTATCTATGTTCAAATCAATTTTCCAATTTTAAGTTTAAATACTACGAACATGATCCCTCTTTGTCTCGGATCGTAAAAACCAACAACATCAACATGAATTATCTTCGGTTTGAAGAATCGCTTTACTTGAATCTCATCTTCTGTTCGATTCATTACTCCAATCGATTCCAAGATGGGGATCTCTTTCTAACCGATGTCATGAATCAATCGTTGAGACAAGAAGTGATGTGGGTGAAAGAAGCGAACAAAGAAGTGGTATTACAGGATTTTATAAAAACCTATTTTTATAGAAGTGAAACCGATCTACATGAAAAAGATATGCTTTTTTTGTGGAAAATGTATCTAAAAGAGAAAAACAAAGTCAATGTGTTCAAAACGATACAAGAAGAATTGTCTCAAATGTTATTCTATCAACCTCCTTACTATAAAAACATTTCCAGTATGAGAATGCCTTATGTCAAAAAGTTTACACAGTTTTGGAACAAATATATCTATGACGACCCTTCTGAACATGATTTGGAACTCGGAGAGATCTTGTCTCTCTTTATGGAAACCCATCCAAAGTATACGGACATGAATGAACACAACATCAAAGACATGATTCAATATTATGATCCAGATACGACGGTAGAACACCGTTTCGTGCATTACAAGGGTTGTTTATTATGGAACAAGAAAAGGGATCTAAAACACTTTGTCTCAACCAGACCCATCGCTTCATCTCCTGAGTTATCCATGACAGATACATCCAATATAGATCAATATCAAGCGTATACCGAATCTTCTTTCAAACGAAAAGTGAGTAAACAATATTTCGATGCATTTATGAAATTGTAAGTATTTTAACCATAATAGAAATAGAACATATCCTTTTATTCCTTTTAAAATAAACACAGACATTCTTTGTCCTTCTCTTTTTCCTTCTTTTTACTTTTCTTTTCTGCAATATGGGGGTGATCTTCTAGATACGCTTTGAAATGTTCATATTCTTCGATATGATACGCTTTGCTTTGATAATACTTTTTCCGTTTTTGATATTGACTTTCAAAGACACTCATTTCATCAATAAAATCAACCACGACGGGTTTATGGTCTTTGCTACGCAAGATTCGTCCTACACTTTGACAAACATCCGACTTGGGGGTTGCCAAATACAAGGTGGTGAGGGTTTTGATGTCCAACCCTTCGGACGCCATGGCATAGGTGCCCAAGATGACCTTTTTAGATTCACTTTCTTTCAGATGCTCTTCTTTCATGCCGCCCAGATAATACCCGATACTCGGTTCAAACTCCGAAATACGGGTATACAAGTCATGAATCATGGTTTTCGTATGAGATAAAATCATG